TGCGGAATGATCGGCGTGGCGGTGGGCGCAAATGCCGCCGCGCCGGGTATGGGCGAGTAGTTCAGCGGCAGAACCACGGACTTTGACTCCGTTGCTCGGTGGTCCGAATCCACCCTCGCCTGCCAGCGCATGCGCCGACTTCATGGGCGTATGCGTTCCTTCCTCTCGGCTATAAGCCAGGCCGCATGCGAAACACCCTGCGCATGGGCACCCGCCTGTCGTCACCGTGTGGATTGCCGGGGCGATCAAAGGCGGGCTGTACGGGAGATTAGCTCAGTTGGTCAGAGCACCTGACTGTTAATCAGGTTGTCCGGGGTTCAAGTCCCCGATCTCCCGCCATTGTCGGGCAGCTCCCGAACGATTTAGTGTATCCCGCGACGCTAACCAGAATGACAGCCCGATGGACACCCTGTTTGGCGCATACTCGGTGTGGTTGCAACACATTGGGCACGCGGGAAGTGCGCCGCCATAGCTCAACGGCACAGCATCGTCTTCGTAAGGCGGGGATTGTGGGTTCGAATCCCACTGGCGGCCATCACGCCGATGTAGCACAACGGTAGTGCAATCGCCTTGTAAGCGATAGGTTCAGGGTTCGATTCCCTGCGTCGGCTTCACCAATGGAAAGGAGAGATGATACATGGCAGTGGATGACATTACGAGGCGGATCGCGATGATGCGGCTGGACGGCAAGCCCTACGCGGAAATCGCGAAGGAGATGGGCATGAGCGTCACGGCGGTGTACAAGCGCATGCAGGGGCTGGTATCTGAAAAGAAGCGGAGAACGGTTGAGCACATCTATCCTGGGATGTCCGGAAGGATGCATGAGATGGGCCTGAACAACAAAGACCTTGCGGAAAAGCTGAACGTCAGGCCGTCCTACGTCAGCCGTGTGTTGACCGGGAAGGCCAATGTCAGCGTGAAGCAGGCACGGCGGTTCGCCGATGCGCTGGGCATGACCGTGGACGAGGCGTTCAAGGAGGCGGAGCATGACATTGCACGATAAACTTGAACGCGCTGTCGATGAGATGAACCACATCGAGGAGGCCATGGAGGCGCTGAAGCCGGTGCGGGGCATGGGAAACGTGCTGGACATCCTGCGGGACTGCCTGATCGTCCTGGGCTTTGAGCGCGACCAGCTTCACGCGAAGATCGAGGCTGTGGACGCCCGGGAAGAGGCGGAGCAGACCAGGGAGTATTGGAGCGCGGTGATATGAACAAAGGAGGACGTACATGAAGAAACTCAACCTATCCCACGTCTATGCGGACACGCGCAGCATGACGCGGGAGGAATGGCTGGACAGCCGGCGCAACGGCATTGGAGGCTCGGACGCCAGTTCGATCATGGGTCTCAACCCGTACAGCTCACCCCTTCGGGTGTACATGGACAAGATCGGCAAGGGCATCGAGCCTGACACCAACGAGGCCATGCGCCAGGGCACCGACCTTGAAGCCTATGTGGCGGAGCGCTTCTCCGAGGACACGGGCATGAAGGTCAAGCGCACGAACAAGATACTCCAGCACCCGGAATACCCCTGGATGATGGCGAATATCGACCGCGCCATCGTGGGCATGAACGCTGGGCTTGAGTGCAAGACCACTTCGCCCTATTCCAAGTTCAAATTCGACGAGGGCGAGATCAACCCGCACTACTACTGGCAGTCGATGCACTACATGGCGGTGACGGGCGCGGAGAAGTGGTATGTGGCGGTGTTGGTGCTGGGCAAGGCGTTCCACGTCTTTGAGATCGCCAGGGACGAGGATCAGATTGCGGAGCTGATTGCCCGAGAGTCCGCGTTCTGGAACGAGCATGTGGTGCCCAGGGTGCCGCCGCTGCCCACGGGGAGCGAGGCCGACGACGCTGCGCTGAACGAACTCTATCCCCGTGGCGAAGAGGTGGACGGCGTGCTGGCGCTGGACGGCATGGAGGACATGCTGAACCTCCGTGCGCTGAAGGTGTCGCAGCGCGATGCCCTGCAAATCGAGATCGACGAGATGGACCAGCAGATCAAGGCCGCCATGGGCACCTTTGAGCGCGGAATCACGCCGAACTGGAACATCCGCTGGACGAACACCAGCACGAACCGACTGGACACGAAAGCGCTGAAAAAGGCTTATCCCGACATCGCGGCACAGTTCACGAAGGCCACGGCGGGGAGAAGGTTTACAGTGGCGAGGGTGAAGGAGGAATAACATGGACGACATTGCCATCAAGATTGTGAAGGACTACATCGTGGAGCACCTGGACAAGTCCGACGAGATGCCGGAGTTTGAGGTCTACACGGTGTGGAAGGCCAAGACGCTTCAGAACTGGAAGTACTTGCTGTCCAGCACGCTGTGCGACGGCATGTACTATGAGCTGACCTACAACGGCGACAAGAAGGAATGGTACCTGGACGCCTACAAGAAGTTTGAGAACCGGGTGATTAAGGAGGAATAAAAACGGATGATTATTCCTTTTCCGATTAGCGATGAATCTGCGCGACTTGTGAGGTCTATGCCAGACGAAGATGTAGGCAAGGCATTTAATGCTATTGCAGATTTCGGAGAAGCATATGCAACTCTTTCTAATAGTGGTAAAGAGTTTCTAAAAATGTTTGCCGAATGCTTTTATAGGTATGTGGATGAAGCAAATGAACAAGAGGAGGACTGACAAATGGCTATCAAGACCCCTACGAACAATCAGGCGCTTGCGCCGAAGGCGACGGGCGCGGTGGCAAAGAAGGGCAAGACCGTGAAGGACTGGCTGGACGACGCGGCCTTCCAGAACCAGATCGCGGCGGCGCTGCCCAAGTTCCTGAATACGGATCACTTCATCCGCAGTGCGCTGACGGAGTTCCGCATGAACCCGGCGCTCCAGCAGTGCAGCGTGCCGTCCGTCCTGGGCTACTTCATGCAGGCGGCGGCGTGCGGTCTGGAACCCGCCTCCGTGCTGGGCCAGTGCTATGCGGTGCCCTTCAAGAACACGAAGGCGGGCACCATGGAGGCGACTTTCCTGCTCGGCTATCGCGGGATGCTCTCTATCGCCCGACGCAGCGGCGAGGTTGCCAGCGTGGACGCCCAGATCGTGCATGAAAAGGACGAGTTCAGCGTGGAGTATGGCCTCGCTCCGAACCTGATCCACAAGCCCTACCTTGAGGGCGATCCCGGCCCCATGAAGGGCGCGTATGTGGTGGTTCGCTTCAAAGGCGAGGGCGTGGAACCGCTGATGAAGTACATGCCCAAGCATGAGATCGACGCCCATCGCAAGCGCAGTCGCGCCAGCGGCTCCGGCCCCTGGGTGACGGACTACGAGAGCATGGCGCTCAAGACCGTTTTTCGCAGCGTGTTCAAGTGGCTGCCGGTCAGCATCGAGCAGGTCATGGCGACCACGGGCGACGGCGCGGTGGCGAAGTTCAACGCCAACGCCACGGACCCCGACGATGCCTTGGAGATCGAGTTCGTGACTGCCACGGACGAAGGCGGCAGCGCCGAGACCAACGTGAACGAAGCCGTGGATGCCATCGCGGAGCAGATGAGCATGGACGGCGGCGAACAGAAGTAACCCCATCACGGATGACCATACATATCCCAGACGACACTACATCCGCCCGGATGGACATACGAGGAAAGGAATGTGAAAGCAATGACAAACGGAGGATGAGAGAGTGAACAGCACGATTATTTCCGGCAACCTGGCGACGGACATCGAAAAGCGGACGACGCAAAGCGGCGTGTCCTGCGCGAACTTCCGCATTGCGGTGCAGCGCCGGTTCAAGGATCAGGCCACGGGCAAGCGGGAGGCGGACTTCATCTCCGTGGTGGCGTGGCGGCAGCAGGCGGACTTCCTGGCGCAGTACGCGACCAAGGGCGACAAACTGACCGTGCATGGCGCGATCCAGGTGCGCTCCTACGACGCGAAGGACGGCACTAAGCGGTTCGTCACCGAGATCGTTGCCGACGAGGTGGAGCTGGACAAGCGGGACCGTTCAGGCACGGGCGGCAATCACGCGCCGGCGGCACCGGGAGGCGGCGACCAGTTCCAGGAAGTGAACGACGACGATCTCCCGTTCTGAAATCGGCACAAGAGGAAGTGACATAGCATGGCGGCGTCCGATTACGTCAGGGAGCAGATTGAGAAATCAGGCGACGCGAACTTCACCTGCGTGGATGCCGAGACCGCCGTGCTGGGCTACCTGTTGTCTGGCGGAGAGGATGTCGAGGATTGCCTGAATAAACTTCAGCCCGAGGACTTCTCAAACCGTGGCTGCGGCAGGATTTTCAAGGCGATACAATTTGTTGCAAAGCAGGACATGGCCATCGACCCCATCACCGTTGACAACGCCATGGGATCGCTGTTTCCTGAACTTGAAGGGAAATACTCAGATTCAATCGTCAATTGCATGAAGATGGCCTTCAAGTACAAGTGGCGCAAGATAGGGGATTACATAGAAATCATGAAATCCCTGTCACAGCGGCGCAAGGCCATCCGGCGGTTTGAGGAACTGGTCGGGAAACTGCGCGATCCCACGGCGGACATCGGCGAGACGATAGCGGAGATTGATGGCGCGGCTACGGACGTGGATGCCGATGACGACGTTGAGTGGATGTCCTGCGGCGAAGTGGCGCTACAGACCTACGAGTACCTGGAGAAGCGGCAGAGCGGCGAGATCAAGGCCATTACAAGCGGGCTGGGAGCCATCGACAAGATGATCGGCGGGTTCTTCCCGGGGGAGATGACCATCATCGCCGCAAGGCCGTCCGTGGGCAAATCGGCGTTTGGCGCGTTCATCGCAAACGCTGCGGCGGAGAAGGGCTTCAAGGTGTACATCGTGAGCTGCGAGATGCCCCCGGAGGGCTACGGCCAGCGCATGTTCTCGTCTACCGCGTGGGTGGAGGGCGACAAACTGCGCAAGGCGGACCTTGACGAGGGCGCGTGGGAGAAACTGGGAGCGGCACTGTCCAAGATGGACAGCCTGCCCATCTCCTTCGCGTTCAAGAACAACACCCTGGAGCAGGTGGTCAAGTCCGTGCGGAAGAAGGCGCGGCGGCATGAGATCGACATGCTGATCGTGGATTACATCGGCATCATGCGCACGCAGCGGCACTTTGAGAAGGACATGGACCGGGTGAAGTACATATCGTCAACCCTGAAGCAACTGTCCATGGAGGCGCACATCCCCGTGCTGGCGCTGTGCCAGGTGAACCGCGATGCCCACGGCAGCATGCCGACGCTGGCGCAGATACGCGACACAGGCGCCATTGAGCAGGATTCAGACGGCGTGATCTTCATCCATCGCCCGGACAGGGCGGAGGATTCCAGCGTTGATCCACGGGACAGGCCGTTCTTCAACGGCTTTGAGGAGCGCGGCACGGTGTACATCGCCCTGGGCGTCGCCAAGCAGCGCAACGGTTCAGTAGGTACAGTGAACGCAGTATTCGACCCGCAGTTCATGCGGTATGTGGAGATAACGAGGACGGAGGAATGATGGACAAGAGCTTTATCGTTGAGTTTGTAAGCAAGACGGCCAACGCGCTTGAGATGCTTGACCGCATGAAGAACTGCATCAACTGCGACCACTACGAGGTTTGTCTGGCGGTGGCGCGGCGCAAGGCGGAGAAGGCCAACGACTACAGCCCGTGTACCCATTGGAAGGTGGTTGAGGCCCGTGGCTGATCGGCAGAAGGTGATCGACGGGCTGGAACTGTGCCTCGAGGGGTTGAGCGATATTTGCCCGTACAAGGACAGTGATGCGCCGGGAGGATGCCGGGACGAGCTGATGCACGACGCACTGGTGTTGCTGAAAGCACAGGGACCGGTGGAAGCAAATTGCGAACATCGATGTAACAAATGCAAGTTTTACGAAGGTGTACATAATGTCATGGGCCATGCGCCATGTTCGTTATGGAAAATAGGTGGCGTTATGTGGAACGATTACTGCTCACGTTTCAATTTGTGGAGGGCTGAAACACCATGGGGTTCTTGAAGGTGATAATATCCTTTTTTGCGATTGCTGGCATGGGCTGGCAAATGCAACGTGAACATCCAAAGGAATGGCCAGACGATGAAATGTGGAAATTTGAGATTCCTGCTGCAATACTATTTGCAGGATGGATAGCACGTAAAGGCTGGTGAAGTGGGAATGATCTACATAGGGGTTGATCCCGGCAAGAAAGGCGGTTACACGATCCTTACCCACAAAGGCGTGCTGGCATTCCCGTGGGACGACAATGAGTTCGTGGATGACCTGCGTTCGATCTCGGGCAATCCGTGCATCGCTGCCGTGGAGAAGGTCGGAGCCATGCACGGGCAGGGCGTTACGAGCATGTTTTCCTTTGGCAGGTCTGCAGGGTACATCGAGGGCGTGCTGGCGGCGCTGGGGATCCCCTATCAGCTTGTCCCGCCGAATGTCTGGAAGAAGGAGTTCTCCCTGATCGGCAAGGACAAGGCGGCGTCCATCCAGACCTGCAAAAGGCTGTTCCCGGGGATCAACCTGCTGCCCACAGAGAAGTGCCGGAAGGATTCCGACGGCATGGCGGAAAGCACTTTGCTGGCGGAATACGCAAGGCGCAAGATGTAGGAGGACAAGGCCCATGCTGACGGATTCGCCGTGCTACAGGAACGGCGCGGACTGTCCGAAGCGGTGCGCGGACCCGAACTGCCACGGCACCTGCAAGGAGTATATCGAGTGGCGTGCCGCCATGGACAGTCGCCCGAGGCGTCCCCAGGGAGAGGTTGACGCGGACGGCGTGCTGTCCGAAAAGAAGCGCCACTGGCGGAACTACTCCAACGAGAAGAGCCAGGAGAGACGGAAAAAGTGAGGAGAAGATACTATGATGGTATGGAGTAAGATCGGAGAAGCGGCCCTGAGTGGCCTGTGCGCTGCGTGTGCGTCGGGCGCGTTTCTGGTGGGGATCATCATGATCATCGCGGTCATCGGCTTTGTGTCCAACCTGATCGGGCACCTGAGTGGCGGTGGTGATGATGAATGAAGCGGCGCGTGATCATAATCGTGTTGGCGCTGCTCGTGGCGTGGGCACTGTACAAAGCAGTCTCGCCCCGGCCAGCGCCTGTGCCGCCCTCCGTCGCCGCGATGCAGTTCGCGACCGGCGGCGGGCGATGGTACAACCGATAAAGCGCAGCGCGACGCGGATCGTCTATGACAGGGGGACAAACACCTTTGTCTGTACGGCGTGCCGGCATGTGTTTGAGATGAACCTGGGCTTCGATGTGTGCCCGAATTGCAGGAGGGTAGTTAAGCATGGCGAGTGGGAAAAGCGGCGGTAGTTCTGCGAGGCCGTACACCCAGCGCATGCGTGACGAGAAGCGATGCACGCGGTGCGGCAAACAGGACGAGAACACGCTTGCCGGGCGCTACAGGTGCCGGGAGTGTACCGTCAAGGCGCGGCAGTATGAACACCGCACAGACGCCCAGAAGCAAGCCCAGAACGCCAACACAAGGGCGTGGCGCGGTGATCTCAAGCGACATCATCTGTGCGTGTGGTGCAAGCAGGAGGACGCCTATACGATGACAGGTCGTGCGCTGTGCGCGGAGTGCGCCCAGAAGCAGGCAGCGAGGCTTCGGAAGTGGCGTGCGGACAACATCGAAACTGCCCACAAGCAGGATGCCGAAAAGCGTGCCGTGCGCGTTGAAGAGGGCTATTGCATCAAATGTGGCAAGCGCAAGGCTGCGCCAGGTCACAAACAGTGCAAGGCATGCACGGCAAAGGCCATTGCGCGGGAACGCAACAGGCGCATCGAGAACGGCGTGAACTATCCCCGTGGCGGCAATGGCTTCTGTTTTTTGTGTAACAAGGTGCCGGCCATTGAAGGCAAGCACCTGTGTAAGGATTGTTATGACCGTGCGATTGACCGGGCAAGTAAGGCGCGGGAGGCTGCGCAGGCGAAGAAGGCAGCGCATGTCTGGAACAGGATGAAATGTAGGGTGAGAGCGTGACTGACGCAGAGAAGCTGGAGAAGGTTATCAAGGGGCTGGAGTGCTGCGTGGTTGGAGCAGAATGCGACCATTGCAAATACGGCATGCTTAACAAGAATGACTTTGAGGGCTGCCGCCAAATGCTTGCGGATGCCCTTGCCCTGCTGAAAGCGCAGGAGCCGCGGGTGATGGAGTGGCAGGAAATCGTCGATAGCGCAACACAAATGCCGTTTATATGGCTTGAAAGCAAAGAGAATCACGAACGCGTTTTCCAATCTATACTCTTTAAAACGTGGTTGTTTGATTCGACGGTTACTATCATTACCGTCATGACGCGGGGATGGTTATTTGAAGGCTATCAGGTGAATTACAACAAAACATGGCGCTGCTGGACATCCCGTCCAGACGAGAAAAGGAGGACTGAAGCGCCGTGGAACTGAAACCGTGTCCGTTTTGCGGGAGCGAGGCGAGGATTGTTCGATCAGCCCCATGTATGACTAAACTATCAGAAGTTGTATGCAAGATATGTGGCGCACGCACGCGATTGTTTGAAATATCGACAGAATATGCGTCTGACGCAGAAGCTGCAAAAGCGTGGAACAGGAGGATTGTAGAGCGTGAAGGTACAGATCATCAACCCGGAGGTTCTTGAGAACCTCTACGAGAACCACGGACAGTTCGCGAGGGTATGCTATGACACGCCGGAGGACATGGCGGAGAAGGTGGGACGCGCCTGCCAGCAGTCCGGGCATATGTCCGGCAGCCGGTGCGAGTACATCAAGTTCCTGGTGACGGGCGTGGATCGGGGCACGGCGGAACAGTGCCTCCGCCATGAGATCGGGACGTGGGAACCGTTTGAGCAAATCGACAACTATGCCTTCGCGGACATCTCCGACAGGATGGTGGATGTGAACCCGGCGCACATCGTGAAGAACATGGCGTCGTTCCGCTACATCGACAAAACGGGCTTTGACTACGCGGTGCCGGGTTTCATCTGCATGAACCCCAGGGCGCTGGAAGCCTATGACAGGCTGATGGCGACGATCCAGGAGACGCGGGCGTACATGGAGGACGTGCTGATCGAGGACGGCGTATCGCAGAAGTACGCCAACGAGGCCGTGAACATGGTGCTGCCCAGGGCGACGCTGTCCGATTTCGTGATCGGATTCACGCCCGAGGCGCTGATCCACTTCTGCCACAAGCGGCTGTGCGCACGCGCCCAGGAGTTCATCCAGCAGGTGGCAATGGGGATGAAAAACGAGGTTGCGCGGCACAACAGGCGTTTTGCCGAAGAGCTGGTGCCCCACTGTGAATACCTGCTCTACTGCCCGGAGGGGAACAGGTGCTGCGGCAGGGCGCCGACGAAAGAACGGGCGCGGGAACTGATGTATGGAGACCGGAAAGGAGAAAATGAGCGATGAAGAAGATGCTGTGCGCAATGATGGCCGTGATCCTGCTGGTGGTGCTGACGGGGTGCGATGATAAGCCCGTGGCGCCCACTGGAAGTACCGCAGACAGACAGAACACCAAAGCTGTGGCGAACATGCTGTCCCAGAACCAGCCGACGCCCACGGACATCGACTTCAGCCTGGAGCGTTACAACCTGACGCGACGCGCCTACTGGGTCAATGGGCAGCGTGAGAAGGCCGCAACGCTGGTGTGCAGGGTCGCGAAGCCTCTGGGATATGTCGTACTCATTACCGAGAGTGGTTCCGTTGTGGGACGCTTTACCGTGGATGGCAAGGTCAGCAGCCTCAACAGCTACCTGACTCCGGACAGCGACTACTATGAGATTGCCACCGGCTCGTCGACATACAGAAACAACTGGCTGGCCGACGTGGACGGTAGCTATGGCGAGAACGACAGCGGCATATTCTTCTTCACGGTTGATGGCAAGTACGTGGAATGGACTGGCACATACCTCTATTCGGACATCCCGTTTGAGATCGAAAACCCCGTGGTGACGTATCAGGAGGATAAACAGCATGGATGACAAGACTTTTGTCGGAATCGTCATTGCCCTGATCCTGGGCATCGTGGTGGTCATGGTGACGCCCATAGGCAGAGCCATATGGAACAGGAACCAGTATGCGGTTCAGAAGGTGGATGACGCCACCAGCTACCGCACGCGCAAGCAGGTGGAGGATACCTGCCGGGCGCTGATCACGTCCTATACCGCCGATAAACTTCGGTATGAGCAATATGCCGGAGGTGACAGCGCGGAACAGCGGTCATGGGGCGAACAGGCGAAGATGAGGGCCAACGCCACGGCTGCACAGTATAACGAATACGTGCTGAAGAACAGTTTCATCTTCGACGGCAATGTGCCGAAGGACATACGGGA